ACCACCACTCTTCTTGGCATATGCCATGATTTCTTGATGTGCTTTACGGAAGTCAATTGCTTCATCAAGTTCAATAGATTCTTTTCTTAATTTTACATCGCGATTTAGAACAAATCTTAACATCTTTGCATCTTTACCTGCTTTTTTCATCACAGGAGCACCTTTAGGTGCATTTCTTAATTTTTGCATAGTCTTTTTAATATCGGCTTCGCGAGATCCTTCTTCAAGATTTTTACGCAAATCACTAAATGATAGAGATTCCATGTAGTCTTTTGCTTTCAATTTGACGCCGTGTTGCTTACGCAATTCGTCAGCCGCAATTTGTGACAAGAACTTGACCTTGGCTTTGGCCAGATCCATCTGCATGTCTTTGTCTAGACCCGCAATCATACCTTTTGCTTTCTTGTATGCGGGCCCGCTAGGATCAACACGATCAATTGTGGAGTAATTCTTCTTTAACAATGCAATCTGTCGACTGTCCAGCCCTTCTAACAGATCGAGATTAAGTTCTATATTTTCATTTTCCCAAATTTGCACAATTTTGTTCCCCCATTGATCTTTTTTACCTAATTCCCTAACAGCTTTGCGTGGATATTTCTTCACAGCGTCGTCGAAATCATCCACAACCCCCATCCATCTTGAAGCATGTTTCCTGTTCTTGTACGGTTTAACTAAATGTGGTCTTACTATTTTACCGCCCAAAGGTTTAGAACTGTCCGGATTTAGATTTGCTTGATAATCCCCAAGTGCACTCACGGCTTCCTTTACGACAGAGTTCATTGTCACTGCCATGTCACCCTGCGCCATTGTAACTTTGCCCTGTCTGTTATAGAGATATGATGCTTGTGCAACTGGATTGGCAACGTTTTTTAGCGCAATCTTTTCGAGATTGTACTTTGCTGATTTGCTCTTGGACTTGACAACGTATGTGTTTTCGTTGCCTTTCTTGATAGAAGAATCAAAGTTAATCTTAATCTTGTCACCTTTCTTCAATGACTTGAACATTTCGTCAGAAATAGGCAGTTTCATTTCAGTAATCTCGGTTTCTTCTGGAACACAGTTGGGCACTTCTTTACCATTCTTTTTCTTCATCCCAACCTGTTTATAACCATCCCAGCAGGGATCGTCTTTACGCTTGTCATCTTTCTTTTTCTTGGCTTCTTCAATTTTCATAGCACCCTCTATTGTCCAAACTGCTTTGCTGGTTCCTTCAGTAGATTTATCCACATTTACTTTCTTACCCAAAAACTTTAAAAGTTCTATGACTTTCTTCAGGTTTCCTTTTTCAATATGCTGAGACGCAATATGTTTTGTTGCTGGTTTAACGTCTCGTTGTCTTATTCTCAACGATTCTTTAATATCATCTTTCATTACAATATTTCCGGTAAGTGTGTCATTAATGATGATATAACACCAGCACCAACCAACCACATAATCTTGGTCATTACTGACATACGTTCTCGCAGAGAGATAACAATCCCATCGATATCATCCATTTTACCCGACATTCTATTAAGTCGTTCGTGCCCTTCGGCGCGTCTCACCTCAAGGTCTGTAATTTTTTCTTCTACTCTTGCTAATGCTACAATAGCATCCGACATTTTATCCAACTTGTCTTCAATCCGTTGAAGCCTATCGTCTGTATGCTGGTCCATTTACATCTACCTCTTAGTTATCTACTTTAGCACTAGCGCGCCATTGGTAACAAGACCAATAATTTGCTTTCCATTTAGGGCCAGGATTGTCGCAACCGTGTCTTGCCCTGAATGATTTTCTCCTTTCGGGATCATCCCGTTTAATTTCCATATTCGGATCGCCAAAAGTAACTTTTACAACATTACCCTTGTCGTTCTTTACATACACACCAAACTTTTTGTTCGAACCAGAGGGCAACCTAAAAGGATTATTTAGTTCTACCTTCTTACCCTGATACTCAGATTCGGTTATAACTAATTCTTCTTGTACAGATTCGCACTGACAATCAATCATCTCTTCTAGGTGTTGCCTAAATGTTTTCATCGTTATTCCTTATCAAATATGCCAGAAAATTCATCATCGATCTCTTCATGAATCTTCTTAATTCTTTGTGTGTTGATATCATTCAACGCATTTAAAACAGAATCCATATCATACTTCATAGTGGCAATATCGGGGTTTTGCCCAGGCGTAGCTCTAGCATAAGCGATAAAAGCATCGTCGGTACCATACTCTAAAACTTTTTCTTGCAAATCTTCATCCACACTACCATCCGCGATAAAACTATTCACACGAGCAAATCCGAGTTGTTGTGGAGTTTTAAATCGCTGATTTTCGTATGAATCTAATCCACGGTTATACACTTCCAATACAATATCAAATGGCATATTAGCCCGTTCGGCTTTCTTTACCAAACTAGAATATTCCTCAAAAAATCCATCAAGTTCTTCGATCTCTTCTTCCGAGAACGACTCCTTACCAGCGCGCAACATAGCAGAAATCATTTCAGACTCGGAATATTCCTCTTCGTCGTCATCCTCATCATCCTCATCATCTTCTTCTTCGGTGTAGTATTCGAGATAGTCTCTAACCGTAGAAATATAGTCTGACGCTAAAGTGATTTTAGAAAGAATCCACTCATCAGGCTCTTCATCCATATCAGACATAATTTCAAGGATTGATAACGCATCTTCCGAGATTTCGTACAGTTGAGCTTCTGCCATCCGTAACCCATCGGTATTTGGATCATCGTAATCTTCTACAAACAAAGAACCAAAATCCAAATCCAAATCTTCTGATTTAGTTCCTCTTTTTCTTTCGATTTCTTTTCTTCGGAATTGTGGAGTTAAACGTGCGGCAACCCGACTGACGAATTTCTTCATCTTTTCTGTGCGTCTATCCACAGTCATTTTCTGTGCGGGTGACAACTTTCCGTAGGATTTTCCGCCAGCATAACGCTTCTTGAGCATCATTCTTGCTCCGCGTCTGGCTCTTTTAGAAATGCGCGCTCGGTCTGCAAATCGTCGCATAACCAACTGGCGTTGTCTTTTAATTCTAGTTTTTCTTCTGCGCAACTGCATTCCGCGTTTTCGGCGCTGCTGCATAGACAGAACTTCTGTTTGCATATCTTCCATTGGAGTTTACCTTAGTCTTATCCCACCGCAGGTTTGCCTTAGCCTTACTGCAGTTATATGTGTATTTATGATTATTTAACTTTTGACATTCCCATTCCAGCCCTCAAGTCGTCGAACAACTTTTTGGTGTCTGTGGCAGACATGCTGACAGAAACACCTTTCTTAAATGTGTCAAAGTCACCCTTAGAGACATTCGCTCTTTGCTTAGAAGCAGACATTCCCTCAACCCCTTCTGCGTCAGGGTCTCTATCCCCCGCAGATACAACATTGATCTGTTTAAAGTCATAAAATCCGTGGCGGGCCTTTACACCATTATACTTATTTAACAGTGTTTCAAATTCAGATATTCTATCAGCACCAACAACCATCGTGACTTTATCAAATCCTTTGGCATGTAGTGAACCGGCAATATCAAAAACGTTTTTGACTTTCTTATCCAGAATAATATTTTTAGAGTGTTTTGGGAACATCTTACGAACGTGCTTGATTTTCTGATCGTATGTCAGAGGATTTTTCTTAGGATCCTGCGAATGTGACAGATATACAAAAAACGGATTTCTGCCCGCTTTTCTGGCAAGCACGTCAACAAGTTTACCGTGTCCAACGGTGGGTGGGTTCATTCTTCCAAATGTAAAGAATGCTTCCTTACCTTGTTGCTCATTAATAAACTGTTTGAACGAGTACATTTACTTTTGCCATCCTTTTACTATGTCAGGTGAGAAGTTGTTGTATGAAAACTCCATACGGTCAACAAGTTTTACTGCCGATCCGCTAAGTTTATCAACCGCAACAAATCCTTCAGCACCAGTTACTTTGTAACCCTTATTAGTTCTAACGAACGTGTCAATAGATTGAAGCTCGTTCAACTTATTTATTAGTCTAAGTTTAGCATCAACAATTAGCTTCTGCAACTCGAACATTTTTACTAGACTAGATTTATTCTCTTCGGAAAAAAACTCAAGCAACTCATCAAGTTTTGCTTGCTGGGCACTCTTACCCTTTGCGGTCTTTCTAGCATCAATTTCTTTTTGGTATTTATCTCTAATCCAACCAATCAACTTTTCTGTATGTTCTTTTGTGTCTCCGATAATTGATCCGGCTCTGACATAGGTGTTGTTGAAGGTTTCGATGTGCTGTGCGAGATGTTGGTTCGCCTCCAGTGTTCGTAATGTCGTTCCACTGATTGAGTTAAAAAGTACTCCAATTTTTGATAAAATTGCGTTAACATCTGAAGTCTCCTTCTTTGTCATAGTTGCTTTCGTAACATCAGTCAAAATCGCATCTTGTGACCATACAGCTAAGGATTTTCTAAACTGCGAAACATTCACACCATATGTCGCTCGCATCGACATAAAGTCTTTTCCTGTATATGTGGTGTGCCACACAATCCCTATCTTAGCAGCACGAACTGCACTAGCTTGTTCTATAGGAACTGCATAAACAATTGTGTTGGGGTGGAAGGTTGCATACTTTTCACCAGCGATAGTTTTGACTTTTACATCGCCAGGACCAAACAAAAAATCTCCCTGAACGACACCTTTGATGCCAAGTTTAGGGAGATGCTTTAAAGCTTCTTTCAGTTTAGCGGCAAGATCACCAGAAGTATCTGCGTCAATATCAGCCGGAGTTTTATACACTTTAGGATTTTTATTGAATATACCCTTCTTAGCAACAAAGAATTTCTTGTCACTAGGATCTATACCAGCAAAAATAGCAGGGGCCCCGTCCCATTTGACCGAGACGGATCCGCCGTGCCCCGACAGCATATTCCGCATATCACGCAGAGCAAAGATTGCTTCTCGGGTACCATTTACACCACCGTAGAGAACCTTGTCCTCAATGTGGGTCATGTGAGTGTTCTTCTGTTCCGACAAAAAATTTGAAAAAGTTTTCATTTATTTTCCTAAACTACAACCCTTATTTATAATTAGGAAAACTTCAGTTGCGACCAATCCCTTTCTTGAGTCGCTCGTGTACCAAAATCAGAACGATCGAATATAGGTTTATCGTCATTCACATGACCACTATCAACAATGTCGTTTTGTGCCGATTGCTCAACATCATACAGTCTCATTTTGGATTTATCAACACCAATAACAAACCTCTTATATGTATCAGGGCTATTATACCTGTTTTTCAACTGCTTGACCATAATCTGATTTAGGTCTGTCAACTCTTCGGTTGCGATTAATGCTACCATAAAGTCTGCGGTTGCAGGAAGACCAAATGATTCGCTGGTATCAGTCAAATCCACATCCGAGTTCGCAAAACCACCACGAGTAGTTTGTGTTGCGGATACAATAGGAACATCATATTCGACAGCCATTCCTCGTAATTCCTCTGCAATACTCTTAATCAAGGTGTAAGAGTTAACAGTAGCACTTGCTCTCATTCTAGAAGATGAGCATATATTGAGATAATCAATATAAATGATATCAGGCTTGAATTGTTTCTTAAGTTTTACATCATTGATCAAATGTTTAAAATGAGAAACATTTGCCGATGCTGTTGGATACTCTTTGACAATCAGTTTACCCTTAGTCTTGCTCTTGATTTTCGATATTTTATTCATGTACTCATCTTTAGATAACTGGTGAAGATAGTCTAAAGGTGTGTTCATCAAGTTGGCATCAATTCGTTCCGCAATCTTTTCCTCACTCATTTCCAGAGTTATATACAAAACATTTTTACCCTGCGTCAGATTTGCCGCTGCAAAGTGACACATAGCAAGTGACTTACCAACGCCAGTGCCAGCAAGAATGATATTCAGAGTTTTGTTGGGCAATCCATTCTTCGTGATTCGATTCATATAATCCAAATCAAAAGGAATGCTAGACTCAACTCTATGGTAAAACTCGTATCGCTCTTCAGCATCAGCAATAAAATCGTGCCCGACGTGATTGTCAAAAGACACAGATAAAGCATCTGCTAGAATCTGAGGAATAGCACCCTTGTCTAATGCTTTCGTATCATCATCAAGAATCTGAATAGATTCCATAATAGCATTGTATACAGCTTTTTCTTGACAGAACTGCTCTGAGTTTTCTATCAGCCATTCGGTATCTTTTTCTGATACATCATTGTACGCCAGTTCGTCAACATAATCAACAACTTTTTTGTGCTGCTCTTGGTTGAGATTTGATATAGAATCAACCTCAATCTTAAGGGCATCAACAGTTGGTGAAGATTTATACTTCAGGATATAATCAACAATCTGTTTATAGACTGTCTTCTCGGTTATATCCTGAAAGTAATCTTCCTTGATGAAAGGAATTGTCTTGCGTACAAATTCATCATCATACAGCAGGTGTTTCAGTATTTTCTTTTCTAAGTTCATTTGTGTATCTCACTTCCGCTTTATCGACTGTTGCCATTAATATAGAGTTTAGCACAGAACTTATAACATTTTCAAATGTTTTTTTGTTTTTTTCATCATTTAAGATAAAATCCTTTTCTTCAGTGTGAATATTATATTCGAACGATACATGCAACTCATCGGCGTCATTGACATCAGGATCTAAGCTCACAACACCGTATGAATATTCAACTCCGGAAAATTCACCAGTAATTATCTTGACTTTTGCCAAATCTTTATTTTCTTCGTATCCTTCTTCTGGATCAATTAAAAGATAATCTTTATTCTCCTGCATCTTCAGTCTCCAGCACCTCGTCAAACTCTGCACCTTCACTACCGTATAAGAACTCCTTCTTACATACATCATCAATCATAGCAAGGATTTCTGGTGTGTAATATTTTTCCGGATTCGAATTGATAGACTTACCAAAGACCTTAGTGCCATCGGGAAACTCATACCGAGTAGAAACTTTGGTGAAGATTCCATACTTCTCAGCAATTTCAAGCAGCCCATAGTATCGATCCAAACCATGCTCGTAGGTTATCTTGATTTCAACTTGAGCATTCTCTTTGGTCAAACGAGACTTCTGCATCTTTGCTTTGACGATATTACCAACAACCGTGGTGCCATCTTTTTCTTTCTTCTTGGTCAGCATCACGATTGTGGATGCGGTGTACTTCAACCCAGAACCACCGGACATTGCTTTCATAGGAACATATGATCCCACAACATCATATACGTGATTCGTTACCATAAGAGGAACACCGATCTTTGCTAGCTTCAGATTGAGAACGCGAAAGGTGGCTTTGAGGATTTGTGCTTTAGTCATATCCTTAGTCTCTTTACCTTCCATCGTATCTTCCATTTCCTTGGTAGACGATAGTTGCCCGAGAGAATCGAGGATCATAATCATCGGTTCGCGCTTTTTTTCTGGTTGCGCAGAATAGTTTTCAATGATCTTTAGTGCGGTGTGTCGGAACTTCTGAATCGTATCAGGCTCAGAAATAATAACTCGGGTAGTATCAATACCTCGGTCTTCCATCATACCTTTCGTGACAGCCGCTTCGGTGTCGAAGTAGATTACCCCACCTGTCGGATTAGAATCTAAAAATTGTTTTACGATTCCTAAGACAAAGAATGTCTTACCGGTTGCAGATTCACCAGCGAATGCGGTGACTTTATTGTTGGGAACACCACCATAGATGCTACCCGAGAGAACAGCATTAAGTGCGTAACTCCCCGTATCAATACAACCTGTATACTCGGCAGAAGCACCGCCTTCAGATAGTATTTTTGTGTCTTCGTCTTTGAGTGTTTCCACTAGACTGTTAAAAAATTTACTCATAATATAACTCCGTTCAAAGTGTACATAGTATAACACAAAAAGTAAAAAAAAGCAAGAGCGAACCCTTGCTTTTTTTTGATTAGGCTGCTTGTTTAGCAGCCATTCTTTCTACAATATCTCGACATAAGTGATTGGGATATTCCTCCCCATACTTCATTAAGAATTCGTCGAGGTTCATGCGTCCCATCTTTCGGTTTACTTCCTTAGTGATGACGATTAAGTTATCATCGCCATTGTCTCCACCATTTGCGTGTGAGATGATGTGACCACCTTCGATGTCTTTCATAAAGACTGGTGCACCTTCGATTGCACATCGTTTACCTTGCTGTTCAAATCGATTTAAGATTTGAACTTCACTAAAGCATCGGACACGCTTTCCTACGACTCCAGAAATTTCACCATCAACTGTTATCGCATTTAGGAAAATTCCAATCTTAGCAAAGATTTGATCTTTCAAGTGCAGACCTAACATACCGCTCCAAGTTACCAGTAACCTACTTTTTTGCCTTCCCTCATACGTGGTTTCTTGGTCAAGAAACATTGAGTACATTGTCGGCACGTAAGTATCAGCAAAGGCTTTGAAATCTACAATTTCTAACTTCATTGCCTTTAAGTAAAGCAAAAATTCAAAAGCAAACAGAATCTTAGGTCCGCTAGAAAAAGATTTCTTAGCCATTTTCTCGTCGGAAGCTGAATTGACAATTTTAAGCATTTGATCCAAAATTTCCTTCAGAGTTTTGTATGTTTTTTTACACTCAGACAAATCTGTCCTTCCAGGCGTAGATTCATACTGTTCATCTAACAGAACTCTATCAATTTCTGTTGCTAAAAACCATTCGCTTAAGTTTTCGTTATACAGGATAGATGCTGCAGCAAGTTTTGCTACCAATTCTTCAGCCTGTCTACGATCATTCCGCAGTTTAAAGACTTCAAAGAAAGGGTGCAGGGAAGTTCCCAACTCGTCAAAAGGAGTATCCGGATTGACTATTGATCGAACCATAGAAGTGTAAAATCCTTTTATACCATTTCGTTTTTCTTGGTCCTTTAAATCGTTCCCATCGTTTAGCTCAACAAACTTATCTGCTGCTTCTATGTCCGTCATTGCGGAGTTGTATATTGAAGTCGCAATTACAGAATCATAAAACGCTTGCTTATCAGCATCTGTCAAGTGTTCCCACTTTAATGAAATTTTTCTGTAGGTTTCGGAATTCCCCATAGGCACATACACCCCATCCGCACCTTTAGGTGTGGTCAAAGAGATTTTTCCATTGATATAAAGAAAAATACTTTGCAGCCTCTGAAGTCCATCAAGGACTTCATATGTTCCATCACCAAGGTCTCTTAAGTGTAGTGTGTTAACACCTTTACGATTCCAGATTGAAATTACAATTTTCTTACTCCACTTTGGGCGTGCAACAAAATTCCGCTGGTACTCCGGACTCAATATAATTTTTCCAGCAAACATCATATCGAGAAGCCATTTTACAGTTTTTTCAATATTTTCTACAGGTACGGCCACGTGTGTGTAACTTGTTAAAGCTTTTTTGTTCATAATATAACTCCATTGTTTAAGGTTTTTTAGTTGTCCGTATAGAATCGGTTTCAGAAACTATTTACAGACAATGAATTGCTCATCAATTCAATACATATAATACCCCATTTTGGTGAACATGTCAAGCTTTTTTTAGCGATTTAGTGAAAAAGGTCCTCTTTTTTTACCCTGATCTTTCATGACTTTATCAAGTTCATCCTTTTCCATTGGGATAGGATCAAGGGTTGTGGCGTCAAAATAGGCGCTCCCAGACGGCTTTGGGGCGGGTTTGGGCCTACTCTGTATCAAAGAGTAGTTCCCAGCAATCAAAAGCAGTACAGCCAACGGATCAAACACAAATATAATCGTTATGATAACCCAAGTGACTGCTTTTTCCAGTATTTCCTGATCTGTTTCACCATAGACAAATGCAGCAATATACTTGATTGGTCCAACTTCAGCCTCAACCTCTCTCCTTTCTGCTCGTATCGGCGCAAGTTCCAGACGATAACCGGTGATGTTATTCTGCGAAAGTTCTATCTGATCTAACAACTTAGTCCTTTCTTCGGTCTGTTCTGCTCGTGCGTTTACACCCTTGGTGACCGCACCAAGTTCCGTATATCGTGCGATTTGGTCATTGAGTGTATTGATATCCAATCGGGCTTGAGATATGATCTCCTGCTCTATCTCGATTCTTTCCTCAATTAACACTATTTTATCTGATACATCACCGGATGTCAACCCCTGATCTATGTGCGCTTTTGATAAAAAACCAAAGATACCCAAAGATGTTATCAAAATGAGAACAGACACGGCAAACACGAAATAGTACTTCAGTGCCTTGGGTGCGGTTCGCCAGTTGCGGTATGCCCAACTGGCAGCAACAAGCTTAGAAACTTCGAGAGTCGCACCCATAACCCCAATAGACACAGGGCTAGCAGCAAAGATCGCAATGAGCCCTGCGATGGAAAAGTATGCTGCGACTGCTGAAACAGACAACCCAGTTAGGATCATCATTATTGCGGAGAACATATTAGCCTCTCGTGAGCGAAACTATTTTATTTACTTGCTCTTCGAGTTTTTCTTTACGATTGGGCCAGTAGATATATTCCTTCTCTGGATTCTTCATCAAGTTCACTAATAGAGGAACAATCATCTTCTCAAGTTCTGTAAGTTTTGCTTGTGTGGATGCGATAAGTTCCGATTCTTTCGTAGCAAAACTTTCTTCGAGTTGGAGTTTTTGACCATCCAACCCAAAAGTGGTTTGTTCGTAGATCGCAAGAACACTATCAATCTTTTGCTCAAGTCTGGCAATAGATTCATTAGAAGTGGATACAGTTTCGCGGATAATAGTGGTTTCCAGCGTTTCACTATCAGTGACTTGCTGTACTTCAGACTCATCTACTGCACTGAAACCAAAATCTTCTTGTGTTCTTAAATCCAGATATTCTTGTGGTATTGTTGTCATGTTTTGAAAAACCTTCTTAAGTTCGATACTGGTTGTGCTGTCCAACTAAATGTGTTTACTATATTATTTAGTGGTTCTACAAACGATTTTTGGAATTGTAGGTCATAATCTATGTATTTATCTAACTCAAATTGTTTAGGTAACACAGAAGGAACAGAAATTACATTTTCCTGAGTGGGATTAGGCATCTTCATATAACAAAACTTGATTTTCTCACCATCCTTGACCAGTTCATATTTCTTCGTGAGATTATGTTTTTTGAGCATATTATTAAATACCAAAGAACCTCTAACATGGATGGGTGTCGCTTTTTTGTATAATGTATCTTTGTCAGAGTACTTGGTTAATTCAGATACACCACGAGGAAAAGCCACATCTTCAAAAGGCAACTGAGCAAACTCTTTTTCGAATTGATTAACGAAAGTGTGTAGATCCGATTCGGTTCCATTCATTACAATATTGAGTGCTTCCTTAATTTTATCCCGGCACGACATGGGAGTGGATGATTTGACAGCTTCGATACCCATCATCTTTAGTTTAGGTTTCGTATATCGCACACCCTCATTGTCAGAAACATTTAGGATATATCTTTTCTTTGCGGTCCATATGCCAATGTCAGCAATCGCTTCACGCTTCATAATCATTTTTTGATCATACGCATTCATATAATCTGCAAGCTCTTGATAACATTTGTCTATGTATTTTTGGATTTTCTCTTCGCAAACCCTATCAAGGAAGTCAATAACTTTATTCTTATCGGGTAGGCTATCTTTGTATGATGCTTTAACTAACGGCCCTAAGTTCAAATATACAGAGTCAGTATCTGACGCAATTACATAATCAAAATTGTCAGTTTTTAAAAGTTTGTTTAGGTAAACATTTAACTTGCGTTCTATCCAACGAATTGCTAATTGACCAGACAGGGTAATTGCTTCTGCTTGCCGAAGATCGTAAAAACGAAACCACTGATTCCCAATAGCACCATAAGCAGAGTTCAACTGAACTTTTTTGGCTAATTGTAAGTTGTCGTATTTTGATATTTGATTTTCACACTCGGTGATGTCTTCTTTGGAAGTTGCGAGTTCTTTCTTCTTCTGCCATCCGATCATAAGTTTCTTATACTTGGACCTATCCTCGTACATAGTATCCATCATTGTTGGCAAGAATCCACGAACATCTTTTCGAAAGTAATGTCCGTTTGCTGCCATGCAGTTATTAGAATTTGAAACATAACTTCCAGATAGCAGTTCGTTGATCGAGGTGTTAGTATATTCACCCTCAACAATAGTATCTGGGGAAACATTATACTGCATAATCAAATGTGGATAGAGCGAGTTTAAATCGAATGAGCATACCCACTCGTAACGCCCCGGCACAGGTTCCTTGACATAAGCACCTTCATACTTCTCGACTTTGTGGTTTCTCTTCTTTGGAGGAACAACAACGTTATTCTTGTATAGGTGATTATGAGTCAATACATCCCACATCTTAACCTGTGTGAATACGTCGGTAAGATTGACTTTGGCGTCATAAGCAAGAGCCATTACCATATCAATCAATTTCATCTTATCATCTATTCGGTCAACCAAGTCAACGTCTTTGATATTGTACTCAATGAAAAGTTGATAGTCATGCTTGTATAGTTGATTGAGGTTTTCGTATTCACTATAATCTAATTTGCGTTCCCCAAGTTCGACAAACGCAATGTGGTCTAATCGATAGCTTTCCTGATTGGAATAGGTAAACTTCTTGTACAACTCAAGATAATCCAATATCGCAATACCAACAAGATCAAAAGCAGTTTGTTGTCTATTAAAGATTGTTGTAGTTCTTTCACCAATCATCCCCCAAGGCGATAACCTAACCGCAGTCTTTTCGCTGAACAGTTTACATATTCTATTATACAAGTAAGGAACATCAAAGAACTGCACGTTCCAACCCGTCAAGATGTCAGGGGAAGTTCTTTCCCAAGTGTCAAGAAAAGTCAAGATCAAATCTCTTTCATCTTCGCATTTCTTATATCGCACTTCAGGGCGATCAGTCACAAACTCACCACAACCAAAAACGTAATAGACGCCACGCATCTTATATGTGATTGCAGTCAAGGGTTCGTTTGCCAATGCCGGTTCTGGAAACCCATTCTCGGAGCCGACCTCGATGTCTATGTTTGCCACTCGAAGCAGAGACTTGTCGTAGTCTATAGCGTCTGGGTATTCTTCGTTGATATATGAATAAGCATAGTTTGCGGATCCATATACCGTGAAGTTTGACATATCCTCATACTTCTCAAAGAACGACTTAGCGGCACCCATACTATCCAACTCTCTCGGTTTGACATGTTGCCCGTCCAGAGTTTTCCATCCGGTCGGTGTCTCGCTGGGAAGATATAGTGTTGGACAGTATGGCACCTTGCGGGCATACTTCTCACCATTCTGGTTGTATCCTATCTCTAGGATTTTGTTGCCGCGTCTTGAGAAATTTGTGTAGAATTTTGACATTAAATTATGATCTTCTTTTCTGGGAGGATGATGTTTCCGAAGATACTATTATACTGTGTTGCGATCTGATTGTCAACCCCAACGCAGTAAATGGCGTGATTTTTATTCAACTCTACAATTTCATCTTTAGAGTACACAATCAGGGGGCGGATACTTAAACTTGGAGTTTGACTCTCATCCAAGACCATTGCGAGTGCGCAAGGGTTTCTAACTACATAATGTGTTGCGTCCTCTTCGATGAGTTCGCCGAGCACATCTTCATTGTTGACAAAATGAATCAATTTTACTTCTGTGTTCATAATAAATCCTCATAATAAATTAGCCTGACATTTTTATAGATTCGTTGCAGTAGAATCAGGGAACGTCAGCAAACCCACACTATGTTACAAATATGGCGCCGGCATATACAGACTTGAACCCGCTGTGTACACACCGTAGTTAGGTGTGAAGAGAGGTGCTATTAGACCTCCCAGTACAAGCGAAGCAAAGAATACAATGCCTAACCAGTTTTTGATTTTCTTAATCATTATCTATCCTTACGCGAAGTAAGAAGCGAGAATCATTAATGGTGCAATCGCAAGTACGGTTAAACCTTGATACAATGCAATCGCGCCTTCGCTTTTTAAAGTTTTCATTTGTTACGTCCTTTGTGAGATTTCTATTTTTCTCGGACGCTGTTCTTCGGGTAGTTCCACTTTGAGTTTAATCACTAGTAGTCCATTGACGAATTCAGCTCCATCAACGACAACGTGGTCTGCGAGTCGGAATGTTTCCACGAATTTCTTCGTAGTAATCCCTTTATGAAGATAATCTTTCTTATCCTCTTCTGGGTTTCCCCGAATGACCAGAACACCGGGCTTAGCCTCGATCTCTAGATCTTTCTTGCGATAACCACCAAGTGCAAATTCCATGGCGTATTCCGTGTCAGTATATTTGATAATATTGTGACGGGGAAAACCCTTCTCGTTTGCGCCAGCGGCAGTCAGTTTTTCTATCTCATCCCAGACATGGTCGAAACCAATGAAACGAGAGTGGGGGAACGAAAACACTTTTGTTCGTGTAGTAACCATTGCTATCTCCTTATTTAATTTAAGCAAGATTGTTGTCTATCCACCAGATTATTCTGCGTGGACGATGTTATTTATAACACATTTTTTACAAAATGTCAAATTTTTATTTATTTTTTTCTGCCCATTCTTTTGCAGTAGTCCCTTCACTCTCTGTGGTTGCTTCACGGTAGTAGATGATCAACTCTTTCTGTTGTAGCACATAACGTCGAACCTCTTGGAAGTTCTCTGCCATCTTTTCATACCCGTCCGGAGTGAGTGCGAACACGACGAACTGCCCATCGAGCATCTTCTCGATTTCTTTGAATTTATCTTCTAGGTTTTCTTCGGTGATGACAAAGAAGTTTACGTTGAGTAAATCAATCTCTTGGGGAAGAGGTGGTTGGTAGATCCGTAAAGGAACTTTCTCAGTTACCGTTACTATCTGTGGTTCCGGTTGAACCACTATCGGTTTCGGACCCCACTCCAGTCTTGGGAGCATCTGACAACTCGCCAGC